CGACTAGGTTTTACTTGACTCTTGATTTTATCAACTTTGAGTGAAGCAGTTTTAAGTTGAGCAAGACCATCAACGCTAGTAATCTTACCAATACCAGGAGTATTAGCAGTAATTCCTTGTTTTACCATAGACATAACAAGGTCATTGCTCATGCTAGGATACTTTTTAAGGATATCATTAAAGTTATTTAATTCATCACCACGCATAGATGCAGTCTGTAGGTCTATCATCTGCTGCAAAGGCGTTCTAGTGTCGCTTAAATAACCCTTAATGGCTGCATTTACATCAGCCATTTGATTCCATTTCGTTGTATGCTTCTACCATCATAAGTAGTGAACGTGATGTAGGGTTTGCTTGTAACAAAGCGCGAGCAAGTATTGAACTTTGGTCTGGTGCATCAACTGGAGTCTGCAAGATAGAACTATCTGCGCCAGGACCACCATCTGCACCATGTGAGAGCGGAAGGTCTGGATTACCAGGAGCAAAAGCACCAGTAGTTTGAACTCCACGAGGAGTCATTTCTCCTGTAGGTGCTGTAACGGCAGGCATAGCCTGAGCCATTGGAGCACCTTGTGCAAGATTTGTTAGATTAGCGCGTTCATTATATGCGCCACCTGTAGAATTTTGAATTTTAGCATCATTGACTACACGTTGTACACGAGCACTAAGGTTTTTATCAGTACGGCTAGAGTTAGCGCCTACTCCTGAAACTACTTCTGCCATTTTTAGTCCTCATCTTCATCCATGTATTTTGCAATATCTAAATCTGTTGGGAGTTTCCATTCAACCCAGTCAGGATATGCTTCTTTGTCAACAACGAGTGCAAGAGCAATTTCGTGTTTAAATCCTGCCCTAATTAGCGAGGTGTAAAACTCATCAAGCCAAATACAGTACATATCCAAACGGCTGTATTCTGTGGTGTCTACTGTTGCTACGCGCTTTTTGCGAGTTGCCACTTTAGCCTCCTAAGCCTGCTAACATTGTTGCTAAATCTGCTGGTTGTCCCTGTTGTTGAGGGGCTCCGCCAGAAGGTTGTCCAGGAGCCGCTGGGGACGGGGGCGCTTGCTCAACTGGGCCTTGTGTGCCTGGCGGAGCCATCTCTGGCTGTGCTGGTTGTTCAGGCTGTTTAGGCATGAACACTGCCAACGCAGCAGCCTCGATACTATCCCCTTTACGACGACGTTCAATAACATCAGCAATATTCTGGATTAGTTTAGATGGGTCTTGACCTTGTGCTGCCATAGCAGGAATTGCTTGCGCACTTGCAGTGATTGCTGCAGTTAAGTTCTCGCGCATCTTTTCAATTTCAATTCGTTGTTCTTCCATAGTAACGTTAACGTTCCATGGTAATTCACGACGAATGAAATCTTTTGATACTAGGTCTGCACCTAGCGCTTGAAGAGAGAAAATCAGGGCGCGAGAAGGGTCTAATCCAGCCATCAAGCCATATCGAACTTCTACCGAAGTATCGCCCTTAATGTCCTTGCTTGGCATGTACTTTAACTCGTACGGCGTACCTTGTGCTACACCTCTGACACTCTTATCAACATTGAAAAGGAGTTCATCCATTTCAAAACATAACTTGATAACATCTTCAAGTACCTCAGCAATAACTGTTTGACCAGCCTTAATCTGAGAATCGAATGCACCAAGCAATGCCTGGACACCTTGACCAGTGATAACACTAGCGTCAATGTTTCCAGTTCTACCTTCAGGATAGCGAGCACCAAGTCTTAATTCTGATTGGAGTGCCGATTGCTCCTGGAAAGTAGCAGCGGGAATGTCCAAACGAACACGCCCAACACCATTGGGTTGATTTGTACGAATGATTGCATCAGGACCCATTGGAAGGTCAATGACATCATCAGGTACAACGAGAGGTGCTTGGATTGACTTTTCAGCCGCTTCCATAGCAAGGTTAGCAAAACGTGCACGTGCAAGTTGTACGAATAGAACATCATCAAATTGCCCACGTGGTTGACCATCCAAAGAAGGGCGCTCTGCAATAACTACAGTCATGCACTTCATTGGGTTTGTTGCTTGGCTTAAAATTAAATCTTTGCGTGAAGGAACATACAAAATAATGTTGTTCTTATCCATATAGCGGATGACTTCAATTTCTTGATTAAGGTTCTGGTCCATACCAAATTGACCAAGGATTGCTCCAGAGTATTCAGGGAAATCATTGATGAGTTCACCCATGCTCTTGCGGTAACGCTTTGCATAAGCAACTACACGACCAAATCGGTCACGCTCATAGTAAGCACCCATTGGGTCTTCAACACGGATACGTGGAAGGTTATGCTCCCAATCAGGTTCAATATGAATAGGCAAGAAGCCATAAGTGAAGTATTGGTCTGAACCAGGGTACATCTGAGTCTGCAAGCGTGATGTGTATACGTAGTTGTTTGCAATCATGCTGCGCTTATCCGCAAATGTGCGGGCACGGTCAGATGTAACATTAGTTGCGGAGCAGTTGATTGAAGGTAACGGTGCTAGAACTTCAGCCAAGTCTCGGGCTGCAACATCCACAAAGTTGGCAACCATGGCATGAGGCATGTCTGTAGGGAACATGTCAGGAAATACCTGAGCCATTCCTCCCTTACGTACTGCAAGGATGCTAGCCATTTTGCCGTCGCGCTCTGCAGCACGATGCTTCATGGCGTCTACACGCCGTGCAATAGTCTTGATGTCTGCCATTGTTATCCTATTCGTTATCGCCAAATTGGTAGTCGTTTACATTTACCATGTAACGAGTAGCCTCTTGGCGAGGTGTAGCCCATTTATTTGCAATGTGACTTTGAGTAATTCTTTGAGTATTGATGACTTCACGTGCACGTAGTTCACAGAACCAGAGCGCCATTACGCAGTCTGTCTTACCCTTAGTGTCAGGCTTCCAAGTAATCAATTGTTGGATAAGAGCCTTGATACCTTCTGAGCCATCCTGTGAAGGAAGTTCTATCAGGTTATCATGATTGAATGTGTTGCCACGCATAGTCCCAAAGAGACCTGATATGGCAGCCACACCAAATGATGTGTCCCATTTGTTCTTACCAGTAAACTGGCTTGAGAATTTTACTCCAGCAGATGCTAGGTAGGTACGAAGAGTCTCATCTAAGGCGTAAGCCTTCTGATGTGCGTTAATCTCAATACGTAATTCTTGTGGGTGATACTTCTCGCACCAGTCCTCAATCAGTTTCTGAATCTTCTGAGGAGTTGGTTCTTGCATATTCTCAACATCTAAAACATATCTCTTGCGGGTCTGGCGGTCTACTGTCATGATTACCGCTGCAGTGTTACCAGTCATCGCTGGGTCAAGACCCATGATGGTGTACCATTGTCCTTGCTCAGCAGGATGTCCTGGTGTGCCTGGCTTTAGTTTGCCACGCTTGCGCATCCTGTTAACTGAACCTTGGACACATGCAGGTGGAAAGATGGAATCTTCTTGGATGTCTTGCTGCTGATAAACCAATGCCCACGCACTCGGGGAAACTTCAGAGCGCCGCCTAAACAGCGCGGGCCCATTCCACTTAGGATAAAGACCGTTCTCATCGGGAAGGATATTCTCATCCGAACCTTCCCAGGGAAGATGAGATTTGGGCCACAGCGTAATCCATTTTTCTGGGTCATCATCATACTCCAATACGGCAGGCATAGCCATGTATGTAAAAGGAGTCTTACCACCAGTCCAGTGGTCAGGGTTCCTAATCTCACGGTATAGGTCATTAGAGGCAATACGTGTGCCTACGACTAACAACTTACCATTGTCACCAAGTCTGGTGATTACGTCTCTCTGGAGCCAGAGGAGTTGCTTTTCCCATTCATGCGCGTTTGAAGTCGTAACAACGTCATCCAAGATGATGAGGTTGGAACGGGCGCCAGTAATCTGACCACCAACTCCCAGCGCTTGCACTGTCGGGTCCTTCTCGGTAGAATCACGAGAAAGGTAAATCCTATCAGCCTTCCAAGTATCCGCATCTTCTTTCCATCCTCCAGCCGAGCCATAGACGGATTGCATCTTAGCCCAACGTTCATGGGAGAGGCGCTGCTTGATGGAGTAGAGATACTCCTTAGCGCGCTCCTGAGTCTTGGATACGATGGTAATCTTAATGTTCGGGTCCATGGCAATACGGTAGACACAGTAGTTGACTGTGATGACCGTTGACTTGGCGTGCTCAGGCGGGACGTTGACTAGCAAACGCTTAGGGCTGGCAGGCTCATAGACCATCGAAGAATGAATGTAACTTGGCTCACGGGACTCAATGATGTCAATCCAGGAACGGTGGTGAGGGAAGATAGGCGAGTCAAGGAACTCTTTCGAGAACTGCTCAAAGCCAATCTTGTACTTAGCATCTCCTGTGACTGCGCTGAGAACCTTCTCACCTTCACGGCGGGCTTTCTCAAGAGCGGTCATAAAGGCGGCGTCTTGACGCCACACCTTCATTACATCTGGCTTACGGTCGGCTCTGGCAATAGAGTCATCAAGGCTAAGTCCCTGCTTAATGAACTCTAGAACCTTGGCTTTTGCCTCTCTCAAGGCTACCACATTGTGGTGTTCTTTACCTTTGACCGCTGCCATAACTCCCCTTATAAAAACCTATACCAATCAGGTTCTGTAATCCCCTTTATCGCTCGGCTCGCTTTGGCGAGCCTCGCTAACCCCTTGGGTTCGTGGATGGCAATAAGCCATCCTCTCACACGAGATAGACTCACTATGTGCTTTTCGTTCGTCTATATAGTATAACCCGTTCAAAAGCAAAAAGCGAACGGTGTGATATAAAGAATGTGACGTAAGTCACCCGTATATATACTAAATACGGACATATCGTACACTGAGCATCCCGTAATACTGTAAAAATATTATGATGCGATAGTGTATATATAGCACGGGACGGGCTTAATAGTACTGGGGTCGGCTATCGGCCGACACGATAAAG